GATGAAATGGGAGAGGATTTTACAATAGTGTTTGATGCTTTTAACTTCTTAGAGTGGATAGATAGAGAGCAAATACAATACATAAAAAAACAAACAATTAAATATATAAAACAAAAATGAAAACAGATTCAATTAAAGAAAATTATAATAAAATAATATTAAAATATAACAAATACAATTTAGAACCTAGTGATGTTTTTAAACATCAGCATTATATAATAATAACAAGATCAGGTATAGATAAGATTCAAGCATTAGAAAATATTTTTATACATTATGAAGTTGTTAAATCAGAATCTACTTTTGCATCAGTAAAAGCAGTAGCAATAAAAGGAGAAAAAACTATAGAAACATTTGGATCAGCCTTAAAAGGAGATTACAAAAATGGTAATTGCAATACTTGGTATGTTTTAGAGATGGCAGAAAAAAGAGCAATGTCTAGGGCAGTATTGAAGCTGACAGGTTTTTATGAACTTGGAGTATTTGGAGAAGATGAAAGTGAAGATTTTAAACAATAATAAATAATAATATGGAAGAAAAACAAAAAACTTATCAATGTATAGAACACGGAGAAATATTTTATATAGATGCAAAAAATATGGAACAAGCAATAGAATTTGCATCAATGTATGGTGGAAGTGTAATAAAAGAAGTTAAATTAAATAAATAAATAGATATGAATATAGAAGGAAAATTAGTAAAAGTATTTGATTTAGAATCAGGTACATCTAAAGCAGGTAAGGAATGGAAAAAGCAATCAATCTTAATAGAACAAGATACTGAATATAACAAAGAAGTTGTAGTTAGTTTTTTTGGAGATAATGTAAATAAGATAAAAACCAATCTTATAGGAGATGTTATTACTTGTAATATTAATTTATCATCAAGAGAATATAATGGTAAATTTTATCACAATATAGATGGTTGGACTTTTAATGTATCTGATATAAAAAATATTGACAAAAGAATAGAAGAAGTAAATGATGATTTACCATTTTAATTATGACAGAAAAAGAAAAATTTATAGAAATATGTAATTTAACTACTAATATAGTAGGACTAGATAAAGGATCTTTAGCTGAAAAAACTAGAAAAGAAATGGTACATACACCTAGAATGGTAGCTAGTCTTGTTGGTAGAATGATAGAAGATATACACCCTACAACTATAGCTAAAATAATTAAAAGAGATAGAACATCTGTTTTGCATTATGAAAAATGTCATAGTATGTACTATACTTCTGATCCTAAATATAGAGAACTATTTAATAAAGTTTATAATATTTACTTTGATATAATCAAATTAAAGAAAAAATTTGAATCAAAAGATAAGATTAGAATGTTATTAGTTAAATCAGGTATAGATGTTAATATTAAGAAACCACAAGTATATATTATAATAAAAAGTGGATCTATAGTTTATAAATTAAAAACTAATTATTTTTATTGTTCTGAAAACATTAATACAATAAAAGATGTTTTCAAAGATTATAATTATACTTTAGAAATAAAAACTATATGAAAGAGAAACCAAATTACTATGCTATCTTAACTGCTGATGTAAGATATGATAAAAATCTAACACCTAATGCTAAATTACTTTTTGCAGAAATAAATGCTTTATGTAATATGAATGGTAAATGTACTGCATCAACTGATTATTTTTGTAAATTATATGAGGTAAGTAGAATATCAATTCAAAAATGGCTCAAATCTTTAGAAGAAAATAATTATATTAAACGTGTTAATATATATAAACAGGGTAGTAAAGAAATATTAACAAGGGTGATAACTTTAGTTAACATACCCTGTAAAGAAAAGTTAACAGATAATAATACTAATACTAATAATAATATTACATATAGTAATAAAAAGGAGTTTTTTAAAAAACCAAATGTTTTAGAAATTAAGGATTATTGTTTAGAAAGAAATAATAATATAGATGCTGATTCTTTTTTTGATTTTTATGAATCTAAAAATTGGTTTGTAGGAAAAAATAAAATGAAAGATTGGAAAGCTAGTATAAGAACTTGGGAGAGAAGAAGTTTAGATCAATCTAATAAAAGTAAAATTAAAACACAGGTATCAGAATGGGAAAAGGCAAAGAAATATATAGAAAAAATATAATAGAACTAGATGATTATTTTGCATATAGTGGTAAAATTGAAATAAATGGTAAATTTACAAGTAACTATGAAGAATATAATTACAATAAAAATACCTTTATAAATAATGATATGTCAAAATATGTGCTGAAAGATTATAAAAAAAAGGTTAAGTGGAAGAACAAAGATCAGGTTAATTCTTGAGCCACTTTTCCTTTTATAAGTAAAATTAAAAACAAATAAAAATGACAGTAATAGAATTAATTAAAGAATTACAACAAGTAGAAAATAAAAACAAATATATACACTTATTAGGTAATGAAACTAATGAAGAAGATGATGACTTTGATATTATTTTTGATGATGTTGAGGTGTGGGATAATGGAGATGAAAGTATTACACTTTTTTTGTGTAAAAATAATAACTTAAAATAAATAAAATGGAAACAATATTAACAATACTATTAGCATTAGCAACTTATGGATTTGGATTTCTTAGTGGTACTATTTCTAATCAAGATAAAACAGAAATAGAAGAAGATCATAATCAATCAGCTATACACTTTAATAGTATAAGTAAAGATGATTAAGACATTACAAGAAGAAAACAAAAAGGAATTAATTGAAAAGGTAATAGATTTAATAGGTATAACTTCTGTATCTCTTGGACATAGAATAGATGCAGATACTATTTTTACTTTAGCACAAATATTTGCTGAAGATCTACAAACAGAAAACAGATTTAAAAGACTGAATTTTAATCAAGTGCAAGATGCTTTTAAAATAGGTGTAAGGTTTAGTGAGTTTGATCCTTATATAAATATTAGAACATTTTACCGATTCGTAATTAGTCATAAGAAAACCATTGATTCTGCTTACTATGATGTTCATACACTAAATAAGAAACCTGAACAAGTACCTTATTATCAACCACCACAAAAACTTTTAAAGTGAAAATTTTAGAATTATTTGCAGGAAGTAGATCAATAGGTAAAGTAGCAGAAGAATTTGGATATAAAGTTTTTTCTGTAGATATTAAAAATTTTGAAGGAATAAATTTAGTAAAAGATATAGAATTTCTTAATGTAAAAGATATTCCTTTTAAACCTGATATGATTTGGGCTAGTCCACCTTGTACTACATACTCTATTGCAGCTATAGGTCATCATAGAGATATGGGAAAACCTAAAACAGATTTTGCTGCAAAAAGTGATAGATTAGTTTTAAATACTTTAAAATTAATTAAGGAATATAATTGTATATATTTTATAGAAAACCCTAGAGGTTATATGAGGAAGATGAATTTTATGTTAGGAATACCTAAGACTACTATATGGTATTGTAAGTATGGTTTTAAAAATGCTAAACCTACAGATATTTTTAGTAATCATATTTATTCTTTATTTAATAATAATGGTTGGAAACCTAGACCTAAATGTTATAATGGTAATATTAAATGTCATCACGAATCAGCACCTAGAGGATCAAGAACAGGTACACAAGGACTAAAAGATAATTATGAAAGAAGTAAGATACCTTATGAACTATGTAAAGAAATAATTAAATCAATTACAATATGAAAACTAAAGATAAAGTAATATATTGGTTAGATAAATATCCTAAACTTAGAGATGATGATAATAGACTTTGTGCTAATATATGGTCTGAAGAATTAAATAATTTAGAAATAACTGCTAAAGATTTTTTAAGGTTATATGCTAGTAATAAATTAACATCAGCACCTAGTATAAAAAGAGCAAGAGCAAAGTTACAAGAGGAATGTCCTGAATATAGAGGGGAGAAGTATAATATAAGAAAAGGTTTATTACAAGATAAATGGAGAAAAGATCTAGGTTATGAAAAAAACTATTAGCAAACTAAAAAAAGAATTAGACAAATGGTTTAGTTTATATATTCGTTTAAAAGATTCTGATGATTTTGGTATGGTAAAGTGTTATACTTCGGGTAGATTTTATCATTATAAACAAATTCACGCAGGTCATTTTATGAGCAGAAGGCACTTAGCAACTAGATGGTGTGATCAAAATGTTAAGCCACAGTCAGCAGCAGATAATCTTTTTGGTCAAGGAGAACAGTTTAAGTTTGGAAATCAATTAGATAGTGAATATGGAATAGGTACTGCTGAGCAATTACAAATAAAAGCAAGACAGTCTTGTAAGATTTCTAGAAGTGAATATGAGGAAAAGATAAGTTATTACAAAGAGATTGTTAAAAACTTAAAAAAAGATAAAAATCTAGAATAAATATTTCATTATATTTGGGTTATGACAAAACCCATTTTTGCAAATACTATGCATCAAATAATTGTCAATGATTATTTAAACTTGATGTTGTCTTTTGTAAAAGAAATTTCTACTAAAACAAAATACCAAAATTTTAAAGAAGTATTAGAACTAATTATTGAATATCACAATAGTTATGGAGAAGATGTTACTGTAATTTCAGGTAATTGGAATGATTGGTTAATGATAATTCCTGTAAATACTTCTGTAATGGTCAATGGTTTTTTTGCAGGTATATCTACAAAAAGCAATTCAGAAATTATAAAGTCTTATAAACTTTTATTAGACAATAGTTTAGAACTATTAGTAAGAGATTTAAAAGAAATAGAGTTTACTAATGAATAAGATTTATCAAGCAGTAGCAGATTGTAGAGAAACATTTGTAGAGATGTCTTACACTTTTAGTCAAGATGTAAATGAAATACAAGAAACTGTTTCAGAATTAATGCTTTATTTTTTACAGATGAATCCTGATACTCTTAGATCTATTTACGAAAAAGATAATAAAAAAGGTATATTAAGTTATGGCGCAGTAGTTTTAAGAAGAAGTTTTACAAGTCCTAGAAGTCCTTATTATTATAAATACAAAAAGTATTATACACATATTGATAGTAGATCAAGTAATATAACTTATGATAATTCAGATGTATATCATAAAAAACATTTATATAATATACCAAATCCTAATGAATTTCAACAATGGCAAAAGTTAGAGCAAATCGATAAAGCATTAGATGATTTTTATTGGTATGATAGAGATGTATTTAAACTATATTATTATGAGGGCAATACACTTAGTGGACTTGCAAAGAAAACAGGTATAAGCAGGAACAGTCTGTTTACAACTATAGATAAAGTAAGAGAACAATTAAAAGAATTGCTAGATGAATAAGTTTTTTGTAAGTGATGAGGTTTACAAAGATAGACTTGACATCTGTAAAGGTTGTGATTATTACTTTAGACCTACAGGAAGTTGTAAAGTGTGTTTATGTTTTATGTCAATTAAGGCACGAATCAGTTTAATGGAATGCCCACAGAAGTATTGGTTAAAGACTAAGGAACTTGAACAACCTGTAGGAATACCTGAAGAATTAATAGAAGAAGTATTACTAATATGGGAAGATATTAAAACAGGGATAGCTAAAAATCAAGCAGTAAAAAAGAGAATGATTACTCTTTACAACACTATATATGGAACAAATTATAAAACTAATACAAGTTGTGGAACTTGTTTAAATGATACTTTTAAAGGAATAAAAATAATATATGAAAAATACAGAAGATAAAACACCAAATTATTATACAGGAAAAGTTTATGGATATAAAGCATTTGATATAATAGAGGACTATGCATTAAATTATAATTGTGCAACTGCACTTACTTACATTTTAAGAAGTGATAGAAAACATAATACACCTGATGAGTGTTTGCAAAAAGCAATAGATCATCTAAATAATGAATTAAAAAATTTAAAAAAGAAAAAAAAGAAAGTTAGAATAAGTCATATTTAAAGGAGAGTAGGCATAGTGCCTGTAATAATTATTAAATGTTTTTAACTCTCCTTTATTTTAAAATTAATACTATGTTAATATATCAATGTAATCAATGTGGAATAAAAAAACAATTAAGTAAAATTGTAATGAAAATAATTGACAACAAGGTTTGTCATATTGGTAGTGAATGTCCTGAATGCGGAGAATATATGCAAGAAGTAGAAAAGGAGTTTGGTGGATTTCCTTCTCTTAAAAGAACAGAACCTACTTTATCTAACAGAAAAGATAAACTATGGGGTGGTGTTAAAGACAGATTAAAATAAAAATCAATAAATTCTATTATATACTATGAAACTAGAAATCAATAAGTTAAAACCAAATAAAGACAATCCAAGAATTATAAAAGATAAAAAGTTTAAAAAACTTATTAAGTCTATAAAAGAATTTCCTGAAATGTTAGATCTTAGACCTATAGTAGTTGATGAAGATATGACTATACTAGGTGGTAATATGAGATATAAAGCTTGTATAGATGCAGGACTAAAAGAAGTTCCTGTTACTATTGCTAAAGGTTTAACTGATGCACAAAAGCAAGAGTTTATAGTAAAAGATAATGTAGGGTTTGGAGAATGGGAATGGGATATACTTGCTAATGAATGGGATAGCACAAAATTAAATGAATGGGGTTTAGATGTATGGGAAAATAAAGATGAACTTGAAGAACCTAACTTTAATGAATTAACAGAAGATAATAATAATAAACCACCAACTCTTAAAATAACATTTGCTAATGAAAATGATTTACAAAATGCAGAAGAAGAAATAGCAAAAATAGTTAGTAAATATGCAAAAGCTATATATTCAGTAAGTGCAGGAGAATTATGATATTAAAAAAAGCTTCACATAAAGCAATTAAATATGCTTGTTTAAAGTTTCATTATGCTAAAAGTGTGCCTGTAAATGTTTTAGGTTTTTCAGTATTTAATAAAAATAATGAATGGTGTGGCTGTATTGTTTATGGATTAGGTGCTAATAACAATTTAGCAAAATCATTTAAGCAACCACAAGGATCAGTAATAGAATTAGTTAGAATGGCTTTAAATGGTAAACAAGAAAGCACAAGTAAAGCAATGGCAATTAGTATAAGAATATTAAAAAAATATGTGCCTCTTGCTAAAGTAATAGTAAGTTATTCAGATATGAAACAAAATCATACAGGAGTTATATATCAAGCTTGTAATTTTTATTATGTAGGTTTTATAATAGCAGAAAGTTGTATAGACCCTGAAGATGGATTAGTAAAACATTCAAGGATTTTATTTTCAAAATATGGTAGCACAAAAGGATTAAAAAGAGTAAAAGATAAACCAAAACACAAGTATTTATATCCATTAACAAAAGAATTTAAAGATAAGTGTTTAAAATTAAAAAAACCTTATCCTAAAAATGCGAGTAAAGCATAAAGAGTAATGCGTTGGCTATTCCAAGTCAAAGAAGGGGTGCAATTCCACCTACTCGCTCAAATTATAAAATATGAACAAAGATAGACACATAAAAAAGGAATCAATATTAGCAGCATTAGAAAAGTCTTTAGGTGTTGTTACTGTAGCTTGTAAACAAGCAGATGTTCCACGTTCAACATATTACAAGTGGTTAAATGAAGATGAGGAATTTGCAAAGGCAGTTAAAGATATTGAAAACATAGCATTAGACTTTGGAGAAAGTCAATTACATAAACAAATAGGAGATGGTAATACTTCAGCTACTATATTCTTTTTAAAGACTAAAGGAAAGAAAAGAGGTTATGTAGAAAGAAACGAAGTAGATCTTACATCAGGAGATGAACCAATTAAAATTAATGTAAATATCAAAGGGGTTGAATATTGATACTGAATTTACTCATACTCAAGGACAAGCAATAGAATACTTATTTGATAAGAAAACAACAGAAGTATTATTTGGTGGTGCAGCAGGTGGTGGTAAGTCTTGGGTAGGTTG